GTAAATAAATCATTTATTATATTTTCAATATTTTCATTGGATATTTTATGTGTATTATTATATTCATATAATAAATATGCCAATAATAAAGTTATTGACCGGCTAATACCTTTTTGACAATGAATTAAAATTTTATTATTTTTATTTTCATTTAATATATTTATGATATATTTTGTTGTTTCATCAAAATATTTTCCAATATTCTCCCATGTATCATCATTAATATGAATTATTTTATAAATAAAATCTTTTGGATACAATTCATATACGCCATTCATAACTGAAATTATATGTGTTATGCCTAATTCTTTTAAGTCGTCTTTATGTGTAGCATCTGCTAAACTCCCCACATATATGCGTTCCGTCATTTTACTTGGTGTAAATTCACTTATAATAAATTGTTGTAAATAACATTGTGTTTTGCCCACATAATACATTAAATTATCATTAATAATTGACGGCAGTATGCTTCTAATATATGACATTTATATTATTATTTTTTAATATTTATTTAATACTTAATTAAAATCATATTTTATTGTATATATACAGCAAAAAAATTGAATTTTAAAGTATTAAAAATATAATTCATTAGATTAGATTAATTAAACACAAATGAGCAAATCCGCATCTCGTGCTAAGAAAAATCAAGCAAATCAAGCAAGTGAATATATATTTTTTGTATCTGGCGGATGTATAAAAGCAAATAGAATATATGTTGGTTGGTGTGACGAAGAGCCAGCAACATTTGCAAAAGAAAAATTAGCATCATTTTTTTCTGATCAAGTAAATGGTAAAGCATATCCATGTGAAGATGCAGAAGCTAAATGTGCAAAAATATTAGAACATAAAAACAGAATTGGAGAAAGTAATATTATTGAAATATCTATTAAAGAAGCACAAGATTTAATGAAATCCGTTATTGATGATCCAAAAATAAAAGCACATAATTTTAAATTAACAACTGAAATCGCAACAAAAAAGCCCAAAAAGAAGAAAGATAATAAAGATGATGAAAATGGCAGTGATAATAATGATGATGAAGATGATGATAAAGACAATGAAAATGATAATAAAGACAATGATAATGATGATAAAGATAATCATGATTCTGATAATGAAGCAGCAGCTGCATCTGCAAAAGCATCTAAGAAGAAATCTGCAGCCAAAAAGAAACAAGCAAAGAAAGATGATAAAAATGATAGCAATGATGACAAGAATTCAGGCGATGATAGTGATGAAAAAGAAAAGGCTAAGAAGAAGAAAGAAAAGAAGCAAAAAGCAGATACTGAAGAAACATCAAAGGCTAAAAAAGCAAGTGATACTAAAAAAAAAAGGTAAGAAAGATTAATTTATTTATTTTATTAAATGATAATAAATTTATAATTTAATAAGTTTAAGTTTAAGTAAGTTTAAGAAATATTTTTATTTTATTTTATTTAGGTATTATCAAAAACACCTGCAGAAAGGCTGAATGTGCTCTCAAGCCATTTAACAATATTTCTGAGATATGCGTTTTTACTAGTATCATTTGGGTCTTGAACAATAATATCACTAAAATCACCACAAATAATGTTTGCATGAGAGGCGTCTGTGCCTTGTAGTGAAAACCCATGTGAAAAAGAAACAGTATCGGCAAAAGATGTGGCGACATTCATAGTAACAGTAGTTATACCCAGTAAACTAGTTGCAATCGCAATTGGTGCATGGGCAGGGTTGGTATCAGAGATAGTACCAGTATAATTGCCACCCGGAACGCTTATAACAGCTTCATATGGTTGAAGATTAGTTGCAATATCAAGTGTTTTACCATTAATTGTGATCGTTTGATAATCAGTTGGCGCGGATGTATATTTGTTGGTTGATATATCAAAAACACCGGAAAGATCATTAAAAGAAAATGTTGCGGTGCTAGAGCCATCCGAAGATGCTAAATTTAATTGAGCAGGATATGAAGGAGAATAAGACATATTTAGTATATACTATTATTATATATTAAATATTTTTATGGGTGATACCTTCCATACGAAATTATATTATATCGTAAATTAAAATGTATAATTAAAAGTTAATTCTATAAATGCTTTTAAATTATTAATTTCTTGTTGTTGAGCTGCGACAGTATCTTGTAAATCTTTTATATCTTGGTTTTGTGCTGCTGAATTAGTATCTGAATTTTCACTATTTTCGCCCCCATTTTGTAAAGTTGTTTGAATATTTCTTATATCATTACCTTGATTTATTAAAGTTGTATTAATTATGTCTATCTCATTATTTATATTTTGTATAAGCGTTGATTCTTGGTCAAATATATTTTTAACAATACATGATAAATTACTAATTTTATGTTCTGCTAAATTATTTGAATTTTCAATTAATTTATTAATATGTGAATAATCAATATGTTGTTCTTTTATTTTTTTTTTATATTCATTTTTTTTCATTTTTTTACATTTATTATTTTGTAAATGTGAATAAATAATATTTAATTCATCATTATATATATTATCAAAGTTTTTACATTTATTCATGTATATTTTTATAATTTAATTAAATATTTATTTAATTTATATATTATTTGTGATTAATTAATATTATATAATTTTAATATCTCTTTTTGTTTCCATATTTCATATTCTTTGTCATTGTCATATGGATGTATAATACTTTTTGAACTAATCAAACTAATTAAATTATTATCATTAACCGTTCTACCAATTAAAATATCTTCATTGCCATACATAATATTGCTATTCTGTATAGTCTCTAAATAATTAACAAAATATGGGAGCATAATAAAACAACCAGACGCAATAAAAACATTATTATTATGATAATAATATGTTATATCATTTATTATTATTTTATTTGAATAAACAATCGCAGAATGTCTATTATTTGGATATTGATTAAAACTACATAATGCGATTTGTTTATCATTTACTTTGTAATTTAATATATGATTGTCTAATAATGATATATCATTAATTATAATATCATGATCAGCATATAAAATAATATCATATTCTGCATAATTTTTAATAAAATTTTTAATATTATTCAATAAATACATTTTGCCATAATTATTCGCAAATAAATAATAATCAACATCTAAATTTTTTAAAAATGAATCATCATTATTATATACCCAGCCAAATAATTTCATATTTATTTTATTTTTATTATTATTAATAAAATTTTTAAAAGAATTAATACTTTCAATATTTGTTTGAATGAATTTATTATTATGAACAAATATTGTTTTCAATATTAAAATATTCATATATACTATATATATATGAGTATATTTAATAATAAAATTTATTTAATAACAACTTTATGGGCATATCCATTTGGAGGAGGAGAGGAATTTATGTTTGATACAATGAAATATGCGAATGATTTGAAAATGAAAGTTATATGGATTTCATTTTCTAATAATTTAAATGAGAAATTTACAGAATTTAAAATGGAAAAAAAAAATTATGGTTGGACAATAAATATTCCGGGTGGATTTAATATTGATGTTTTACAAGAATGGATTAAATTAATAAAACCAGATATTATTCATCATCAAGGAAATATGAGATATGATTTTTTCTTAGCATCAAAAAAATTAAGAATACCATTTGTGAGTGGTTTTCATTTTTGGACGGGTGGTATTGATTTAAATCCAATAACTTATAATACAAATATTTTAGCAAATAAAGAATATCATAAAATTAGCCCAGAACTAAAATTATTATTAAATGAAAATCAATGTTTTTTATATACTGCATCTTTTTTTACACGCGAATGTTTTAAAAATGTAATCAATATTAATATACCAGATATTATATTTCCATCATCATCCGTTGAAAGATATTTAATAAAAAATAAAGAAGAACAAAAATATGTTTCAATGATAAATATACATAAATTTAAAGGAGGTCAATTATTTTTAGATTTATTAATTAGATGCCCCGATATAAATTTTCTATGCGTTGTTACAGAAAATGGTTCAAGTGATTCAGACAATAAAATAAAATCTATAATAGAAAGCAGAACAAATAGTTTATATTTAAATAGAACTGATAATCCAATTGAAATTTATAAAAAAACAAAAATAATGTTATGTCCGTCAATTGTTGATGAAACATTTTGCAGAGTTGTTAATGAAAGTATGTTAAATGGTATCCCAGTATTAACAACTCATGCAGGTAATATAAAATATTTAGTAGGAAATACAACCCCAATTATGTCAATAAATGATTCAAGTGAATGGGAAAAACAAATTCGCACATTATTAAATGATACAGAAATTTATAATACAAGTTCTAAATTAATGATAGAACAATATAAAACACACTCTGAAAAAGTAGCTATACAACAATTCACAGATGTTATGAAAAAAGCACTAACTAAAAGCAAAAATAATAATATTGCGATATTGTGCCCATGGTGTGCTCAAGGATTAGGCATTCAATCACGAAATTATTATAATATTTTAAATAAGAAATTTAATGTATTTATATTTTCTTATAAATCGTATATGAATATTGAGACGAATGACGTTGAATGGATTATAGAAAATATATATTATTCTGAAAATATTAGAGAAAAAATAACAGACACTGAAATTATAAATTTTTGTGAAAAATATAATATTGGAAAATTTATAATCCCCGAAACTTGTTGGTTTAGAATTTTTGAAATTGCAACATTATTAAAAAATATTGGTGTAAAATGTTATGGAATCCCAAATATAGAAATTGTAAGAAAAGATGAAATTCATAAACATAATAATTTCTATCAATTATTAGCAAATAATTATTTATGTTATGATATTTTTAAGAACAAAAATTTTAACATAAAATATATTGGTTACAGTATTGAAAACAAAAATTTTAAAGCTAAAATATTTACAAATAAAATTATTAAATTTTTAGTTATTGGAGGAATGAATGCATTTTCACGTAAAAATGTATTAGACATTTGTGCAGCTTTTAAACAAGCATACGCGATTAATAATAATATTATATTAACAATAACAATACAAAAAACAAATGATTTAGAACATGGATTAATAGAAAAATTATATGAATATAAAAATAAATATGGTATTAATATCATCGAAGGTAATTTATCTTCTGAAATAATAAATGAATTATACAAAGAACATCATATTAGTATTCAAGTATCAAAGCACGAAGGATTAGGATTGGGATTTTATGAAAGTATTAATTTAGGAACACCAGTTATTACTTTGAATACGCCCCCACATAATGAAATAATTAAAGATAATATTAATGGATGGTTAATAAAGTGCCATTATAAAGAAATGACAGATAATAAATTTGCATTATATAGTTCTGCGTATTTTGATATAAATGATTTATGTGAAAAAATTATTAAAGTAAGTGATGAAAAAATAATTAATAATGTTATTGAATCATTAAAAAAAGATTATAATGTTAGATTAAGTTATAAAAAATATATTAATCTTTTATATAATATTATGATGTAAAAATATTAACTAATAATACATTAGAATATTTATAAAATCTTATGGGTAAATTTTCTTGTGATATAGCACAATTTATATGTATAATTTTTATTTATTATAAAGAATTTGCTAATTTAGTATTCATTTATATTTTGAATATAAATATAAAAAAAATTGAAAAATATAAATAATTATATATCTTAATTATTTATATTAAAAACATTTGATTAAAAATGTCAATCAATACTATTAACATTGAAAGCGTACACAAAAAAGGAGGATACCCCACAAATGATATAAAAGTATATAAACGTTTATTGGATAAAGAAAAAAATGGGACGCTTGATGAAAAGGATAAAAACCCATTGCTCGAGGCGAAATTAAAGCATATAAAAAGTTTGGAGAAAACACTTACTAAATATTATACTAAAAAAGCGAATCAGCAAGAATGTTTATTTGTTCAACATTTGATTATCACATATTCGGGAATTTTTCAAACTCCGGAAACAAACATGAATCAACTTGCAAAATGGATATTGTGTGCGATAGGTTTATTATAAAAAATTGAAATTAATATATTTAATTATTATTACTTTACATATATAAAAAAATATAATGAAACATATTATTGGTGCGAAATGTTGTTTAGGACAACCATATAAAGGCGTGTATTATGCACCAACATATTTTAGAACAACACAAAATATAATATTTGATAGCTATTGTAAATATCAAACATTATATGATGCTATAAGAAAAATAAATAATGAAAAAATATTAACAATCGGCGGAGACCATAGCATTGGAGTTAGCACAGTTAGTGCGATTAATGATAATTGTATAAAAAATAAAAAAAAATTATCAGTTATTTGGGTTGATGCTCATGCAGATATTAACACTTATAAAACATCAAATAGCGGAAATATACATGGAATGCCGGTAGCATTTTTATTAGGATTATGCTCTTTTAAATATCTTAAATTTAATAATTTATTAGAACCGACGCAAATACATTATATTGGATTAAGAGATGTTGAAATAAAAGAAGTTATATTTTTGAAAAATCTTGGAATAAATTATTATACAGCAAATGATGTAATAAATTATGGAATTAAACCAATACTCAAAGAAATTAAAAATAAAGTCAAAAATGATGAAATACATATCAGTTTTGATGTTGATGCTCTTGACCCAAAAATTATGCCATGCACAGGAACAGCAGTAAATAAAGGATTAACTTTACAAGATGCACTTAAAATTATATCATATTTTGAAAATGTAAAAACAATGGATATTGCAGAATTTAATCCATTATTAGGTGACATAAATGATTTAGACATTTCAATGTATGTTATCAATAAAATAATAAAGAAATTTGCAAATACTAACTAAATTATTTATTAGATTACTATTACCATGGATAATCTGCATAACGAATTTTAAAAACAGAATTTGACATATCATAAGCAAAACAACATAATCCATAACGGTCTAAACCATCATAACACGCATTTTTATCTTTAGAACATTTTTCATTGAATAAATAATAAGTATGTTTTTTACCTTTATTATATCCATTTTGTATATTATTTACATCATTTGAAATATAACGATAGAAATCATAAACAAAAATATGATAAAATATTTTACAAATAAATAATGGTGTATTTAGAATGAAATTAATTAATTGTATAAACATAATATTTTTTGGAGGAGAAGCAATAATACCTTGATATATTGTTTTAGGAATTACAGACATAACAGTATATAAATCAATATTTGGTTTATTAAATATATTACTTAAAGGAGTAATTAATTCAGTTTTAATATCTATATAAACGCCCCCATGTATATATAAAATACAATAACGAAATAAATCTGCTTTATGCGCACCATTCAAAGCTTTAAATTTATCTACAACAATTGACGGATAATGTAAAGATAAAAAATTTATAATTTCATTATCATCATAAATTATGTGTTGATATTCTGGAGCATATTGTTTAATATTGTCATATACTTTTTGCGGTATTTTTGATTTATCATTATAAGTTTGAAAAATAATTTTAGGTATAATTTTATTTTTATTTATATGACTAATAGTTTTTATTTTAATTTTATTTTTATTTTGTGAATATTTATAATAAATTATATTTAATATTAATACTATGAATAATATTATTAATATTATTATTATTGACATAATAATTATAAAGAAATAAATTTTTTTAGTATTGATGATGTATTAGAAAAAATATTAAGATGAAAAAAACTACAACAATTTATACATATTATAATTATTACACCATTTTCACTGAATAATGGGACATATTAATGAGTATTAATATAATTTTTAGCTTGAATAAATAAATATTTAAAATAGTTTTTTAAATGTTCTTTCTTTATTTTATTATTAATAATATCATTTGTTGTTATTTTTAATTCTTTGTAAGTAGCAGGACTAATATCCTTAACATAATTTTTTATCTGACTAAAAAGGTTCTCTATTGGATTTAATTTTGCGTTATATGGAAGAATATAAATTATTTTATTTTTTGATTTCTCTATATTATCTTTAACTATTTTAGATTTATGAAATTTTGCATTATCCATTATAATTAAATGGTTTTCATATTTGCCTTTTATAAATTCATCATAAAATGCATTAAACTTATCTGTATCTATACCTCCGCTATTCTTTTAATATAACTTATATCCTATTATTTTTCCATATTTCATAGCACAAACAAAATTAAATTTAACAAATGGATATTTATGAATTGTTTTATAACATCTTTTACCTTTTGAACATTTACCAAAACTCTTATTCATACTTAAATAAAATCCTGTTTCGTCAATAGATATTAAATTGTTCTTATTAGAATTTAATATTTCTTTATAGTAATCTTTTTTATCTTGTTTTAATGTTGATAATTTCTTTTCTGGATAATATTTAACTCTTAACTGTTTATAAGTTATGTCTAATTTGTATTTGATTATGTAAAATAAATATGAAATAGAAATATATACATCATATTTAGAATTTATTTTATGACTTATATTTGATAAATTTATAGATGGTTTATTATCAATAAGTTTTTTTATATATTTCATTATTGTGTTATTTAGTTTTGTTTTTCTTGATTTATATGATTTACGTTTAATATAACCTGTTTCAAAATATCGTTCGATCCATCTATGTAATGTTGATTTTTTACAATCTATTAAATTACATACTTTACGAATACTTTTTAATTTAAGATACAATTTAACAGCAGATAATTTATAATCATTACTGTGTTGTTTTTTCATAAAATAATATTATATTATATAAAAAATTGATTTTTTTTTATTTAAAACTATATTAAAATATCATCATTAAATAAAATGTCAATTTGTAAATTTGAAAATTGTAAAACAAGAGCAAGTTATAATATAGATGGTCAGAAAAAAGCATTATATTGTAGCATTCATAAAAAAGAAAATATGATTAATATAAAAAATAAAAAATGTATAGAACCAAATTGTAAAAAACAACCAACTTTTAATATAGAAGGTGAAACAAAAAGGTTATATTGTAGTTTGCATAAAAAAGATAACATGGTTAATGTTATAAGTAAAACTTGTATTGAACCTAATTGTAAAACAATACCAACTTTTAATATAGAAGGTAAAAAAGAAGGATTATATTGTAGCGTTCATAAAAAAGAAAATATGGTTAATGTAATAAGTAAAACTTGTATTGAACCAAATTGTAAAAAACAACCAACTTTTAATATAGAAGGTGAAACAAAAAGGTTATATTGTAGCGTTCATAAAAAAGAAAATATGGTTAATGTAATAAGTAAAACTTGTATTGAACCAAATTG